ACGGTGGTGGTGGCCGCCGGCGTGGCATTGGTGATGCTCTGCGACCACACCGACAATTGCCGCACGATATTCTGCAACTGGTTGACGACTTCGGTCGCCCCACCGCCGCCGTAATTCTGTGGTTGTTGGTTCTGCGGGTCGGCCATCACACCCTCCCGTCGGAGCGGTAGCGGTAGCGGATTTTTCCCAACCGGGCGAACGATCCAACATCACTGCCGCCGATCGTCACCGAGACTTGGCGGCCGCGAAACCGCACCGGAAACAATTGGCTGGCCGAGGTGATAATATACGGCCCGTAGGCCACCGGCGTATCGGTCGGGTTGTTGATGACGTTAAACGTCATGGAAATCTGCGCGGTCTGGGCCCCAGAATAGGTGCCATATTTGAAGTCCGGCAATACCTGGTCGACAAAGGAAATCTCTTCGCCCTCGCCGATATAGAAATAGCCGGTGGTAAAGCTCCACACCAGAGGCTGGCCATCGGCATCGTTGGTGGTCTCATGCTGGTAGATCAGACCGGTGGGCGCGGCGGCAATCGGGTTGCCCAAAATGGTCTGGTCAATCCAGGCCGAACGCGGCAAGCTGCCCGCATCCCATGGGCGCCCCGGTTCGGTGACATTCATCTTGACGTAGGAATCGCATTCGCCACTGCTCGAGGCCGACGACGGAAACAGCCAGCCCACCTCGTTGAATGGGGTGTTGGGCATCGATCGCACGTTTTGCGTAAACGAGGTATTGAGATTCTGGAACACGAAATCCCAGACCGGACACGGAATCACACTGACCGTGCCGCCGGCATATTGGTAGAAATTGGAGGCGCCCATCCAAAACACCCCGCCGCGGAATGCCTGCATGGCATGCGAGGAAATCAGCCCGGCGCCCGCGCCGATCTTGCTGAACCCGAAATCCAGCGGGTAGCCGGTGAAATTGGCGCTCCAGACATCCAGATCGGTGAAGAACAGGTTTTGGTTGCCCATGGACAGGCCGCCGCGGATCACAGAGCCCTGTGGGATCCGAAAGCTGCCAGCGTTGTTGGTGGTCAAGGTCTCAAACTGGGTATAGTCGCCGATATCCGACCAGCGCACCAACATCGGATCCAGGCTTTGACCAATGCTGGCGTGGTTGGTCGAGCCATAGGCAAACAGGATTTGCAGGGTGTTGGAGATGAAAATGCCGTTGTTGTAGGGAGGTGCGGTGGAGACAAAGCCGGCATTGGTGTTGCCCGCCGTCGGGTCATATTGAAAGATGCCGCCGCCTTGCGGACAGGCCAACGCAATCTCGCCCCAATTGTCCGAGGTCCAATCAACCGCGGTAATGGCCGAACCGGTCTGCGCCGAGCCCGTGGTGCCCAGACCGTAGCCGCCTGCACCATAGCCCCCAGCCCCGCCGCCATAGCCCGCGCCGCCAGGCGAGGGCCCGATGGTGAGAAAATATTGCAAATTGGCATTGCCGGCATTCATCCGGCTGGTGGCGGCCGAGGTCGCCAGCGTATTGGCGCCGAGGGTAAAGTTGTTGGCATCGACCACGGTGACAGGATAATTGCCGAAAATCACAATGTTCTGGATCGTGGTGGTAGCCTGAAACGCCACCGATTGCCCGCCAAACGACGTCGACAGCCCATGGGCGGTCAGCAGCGTATTGACGAGGTTGGACGAGGTGGCCAGGGTGAACAGCGGCAGGCCGCCGTCATTGTTGACGGTCGTCCCGGCAGCAGTGGCAATGGCGATGTTGTAGGAGGTGCCGCCTAGCGCGGTCACCACCGGAAACACCCCGGATATCACCACGCTGCCGATCGCAATCGGGGTGTTGATCTCTACGGTATCCAAAATGGTCACGCCGCTGATGCCGGTATCCACGATGGTGACCGTGGTGGAATTGGCCACAGTGGAAAAGTTTGGCGCGTTGTTGGTTGACATGCTCTGCGGGCTGATGTTGGCAATCGAGCCCGAGGACAGCATGAACAGATTGGTGGTGGTGCCCGCCAACAGATGGGTGGCGCCGTTCAGATCTTCCCAGGCGTGCAATTCGCGCGGCGTGCCAGCAATGGCAAAGTTATAAAACTTCTGCCAGCCGCCATATTTTTGCACCAAAGATTCGCGATACCGAATGAACGAAGATGTGGCAATGCCTGCCTCATTCAGCGTTGGGGTCTGCTCGACATCGACCCCCGGGCGCAATGTGATGGTACCGAAGGGCATATCACGTCTTGATCAGAGCGAGGAAGGAGACAATGGCTGGCGGCATGTTCTGCGACCCGCCCGCGCCCGTAGTCACGTTGTTGAGGGTGATGCCGGTGGTGGATGAACCGCTGTTGGTGGAAGTATTGGCTATTGCCGCACTGAACGCGCCGCCGCCCGTCACGGCCGCGTACGAGGCGGCTTGGTAAGTGTGGGTATGACCGGGATCGGTCACCGTGTTGATGTGGCGATGGCTTTGCATGCTTTGGCTACCGCCGGCTGAGCCGAAGGTGGTACCATTGATGGCGGAAATCGCATTGGTAACTCGGCTGGGATCCGACCCCGTGGCCACCGGAATCCGCATTCGGCTGCGCTCGTCCGGCACCCCAAAGGTGGTGGCGCCGTTGCCGCCATAAGTGGAACCGAGATATTGCCCCAGCGCCGGATAGGTCGCAATGTTATAGACCGTGCCGTCCTTGAGCAGATACGGCGCCACCGTGCAGGCCGTCTGCCATGGCGGCAAGGTGGTGGTATTGGTGTGGAAATCATAGGCCGTGCCGGGATCCGGCATGTTGATAAAGTCCAGATGCACGCCATCGAAAAACACATGCTGTTTCTTGCCCGGCGGCGCACCGACGCAATTGCCAGTCAAATTGCTCGGCTGCAGCCGCACCGAGGTGGTCCCGGTGCATTGGTTTTCAATGATGTAAAAACCCGGCAACGTCATAATCAACGTGGCCGATCCGGTCTGCGCTCCGGTCAAGCGGATCAGTGCATTGACGCTTTGCGCCACCGCCAAGGTGCCCGAGGTCCAATTGCCATTGGGCGGCGGGACCGACAGCGTGATGGTGGTGGCCACCGATAGCGAAATGGTGGTGAGACCCCCGAACATGCCGTCAATCATGCCAAAGTTCGGATTCAGCGCCGCGGTGCCCCACGCTGCGACCAAGTCCCCGGTATTTGGGACGACGAGGCTTCGGTTACTAGTGACTGGCTCGGTCATGAATTCACCGTCGGATTAGGTTGCTTTTCATATCGCGTCGCCAGAAACCGTTTGCGCGCCTCTTCGGTCTTGGCATCGGCCAGCAGCGCGTTGTAATGGGCTTCCCAGTTCACGCTCATCTTGGGATCATCCGCTTGAACACCAAAGTTGTGCATGTAGCCGGCAATGAACACCATGGAAGCCGCCACAAACAAATCCGGAAAGAACACGCTCAACGGCGATGTGGTCAAACTGGTATAGAGCGGGGTTGGTCGCTGCACCCCTACCACCTCAACATTATAGGCCTGGTCCGGAAAGGGCGCCACGATGAACGTGTCTTGCGTAACTGGCGCAAAATACAGCGGCACCGTCGAGCCAGTCGCCGAAGGCCATAGGGCATCCATCGCCTCCTTCGACATCGCGGTCATGGGATTGCGGGTGCCACTGTCGGCGGTCGAGGTGCCAACCGGGGTGATGACATTGAACTGTTCGACCGAAATGAAGGTACCGTTGGTGGTGGGCAAGGTGAACGAGCGGGAGCTCGTGGTCAGCGTTCCCGAGGAATCCCGCACCGTCTCGTCCAGTAGATTCAGCGCGCGGTAGCAGCGCTGTTCCGCGTCGTCGATCATCATGTTTTGGATCGCCATGAAATTGCTGTCGGCGATCGGCACCGGCATCAGCGAGGCGATGTAACTGAGGTAGGTGGTGTACGTGTAGCTCATGGATTGGATGGCCACCCTGTGTTGACGTTAATGCCTTGCACCTGCAGGATTGAGGTGGCTGCGGCGATCTGCGATTTCAGGCTCCGGTAGTTATTGGTGATGGTGGCCAGGAAAGTGCCGACATTGGCCGCCGTCACCGTGGTAGCCGTGCCCTGCTGGATGAATTTGGCGAGGTCGAAGTGGTCGTTGAAAAAGGTATCCAAGGCCAATTGTTGCTGGGCTTGCCAGGCCTGTAGCCCCAAATTGGTCCCGGCAAAGGTGGCAAAGGCTGCGGTTACCGTGGGCACGTCGGACACGTGCAGGCCATCTGGCTGGATGCTGTAGGCGGTCTCAAACCCGGCCTGCCACAATTGCTGCTGGCAATAGCCCGCCAAGCCGATGGCTGGGTTGGGCCAGCCCGGGATGGAGGTCACAGCAATGACGCCTGGTTGTGCCACGCTCATTTAGAGACTCGCCGTGAAGGTAGCCCAGGAACCGGCATTGGTCGCCGCCACATACAGCCTCGAGGTCGCGGTGGCTCCATCGGTGCGCAGGTAGATCGAACCGGTGCCAGCCGACAAGGTCGGCGCCCCGGAGCCAAAATAAATTGAGGGCCCACTGGAGCCAAAGCTCACGCCCACCGTTGTCCCCCCAGAGACCGGCGACAGGCTTGAGGCAATGTTGATTTGATAGGTGTTGATGGTGGTGAAGTTTTGTACCCCCGTCCAAGTATAAGCCTGGGTCGCGACAAAGGTCGCAATCTGATTGACGGAAATCTGCACCGATTGGCCGACGCTGGCCGAGGTCTGCACCGCCTCCATCAGTTCGGCACCGGTAATGGTGCCAGCCGCTGGCAAATCAACAATGGTAACAGAGGCAGCAAAGGTGGTCATGGATTTCCCGGGGTCACAACAATCAAATTGGTATAGTCGTTCTGGCGTCCCGCCTTGACGATGATGCGGATTTTGCTGGCGAGGCCGTTCGTTCCCAATGTATAGCGGGTGGAAATCGGCTGTTCGTCAATCGAATAGTTTTCCGGCCGCGCATTGTATAGCGGCAATGGATCGGGCGGAATCACCAGATTGCCCAATTGCCGCTGCGGCTCGTCCAGTTCGTCATCATGCACCAACACGCGGGTATTCATGATGCGGTTGCCGCGCCATTCGAACTGCCAGCGCATGTTTTGCAGATTGCCAATCATGCCGTTGCGATCGGAAGTCGCCCAGCCCCGTGGCGAACTGGGATCAACCTCGGCGCGGCGCGGATGCTTTCTCACCGCGACATCCCATAATAGCCGGAAAGACTCGGGATGATCTTGACTGGCGCATTTTCCAAGTCCTGGTTGGCGGCCAGTTGCCAGGCTTCGGTGTAGTCGGTTTTACGCTTGTCCTCGAGCTGCGGGGCATAGATGCGGGCCAGCCGATAGGCGAGGCCTGCACACATCGCATCGTACCAGCGCACCGGAACGTCCGGGGTCTCACCAGAGGGAACGTTGGCATCCTGCACTTGGGTCGCGGCATAATAGTTCAGCGTATAGGGGCCGCCATCGTCTGGCGTGGGATAGAGCGTGATGACCGGGGTAATCTGGCGGTTGAACCAATATACCGTGGGCGGGGCCTGGGTGCCCTTTTGCGGATAGGCCATGTAATCGTCCCGGGTGATCGGGCTCATGGTGATATCGGTTTGCAGGGTGCCCGTGGTGGTCGAGCGCACCGCGTCCAAGACCATGATGACATTGGCCGGCAAGGTATAGCTTGCGGTGCCTTGGGTCAGGGCCTGCGACAACAACTGAACTTCCCACAAGTTGATGCCGCGGTTGCTCCATTCAGAGGCAAACAACAGGTTCAACTGCCGCGCGGCGCTTCGAAAATGGTTGGCGGTCATTTCCGGCTTGCCGATGCCGCAGCGTTCCAGCGCGTCAATCACGCCCTCGCCGTTGGCTAAGGAAAAGGAAGTCGTGCCTGAGCTCGTCATGCCGTCCACCCCGCTGTAAACCCAGATGGCACAGTTCCGTTGAACGCCGATTGACCATAATTAGCGGTCCATACCCCCCCGCTGTTGTCAATGCCAACGGCTGGTGCCAGCGTGGTGCCGCTGTAGTTCGACAACGACGCGCCTCCGGTGTTGGTCGCCGGATTTTGCGAGCCTAT